GCATTAGCTTCTCGCTCTGCGTAAGAGAGTTTACTATTGTTGCTAATTCCTGTTGCATTTGGTTTATAGTTTATATGTACAAATTTGCCTTCTTTTAAATCTCTTGCCATCCAATTTTTTGCGGTAGCAATCCAATTTAATTTCTTTTCCCCATTTGAATCTGACCAATTTTTGATGACTTCGTGATAGTATGTAAAATTAGCTTCTTCATATTGACTTCCAATAAAAGCTGCCTTAAATTTATTTATATCTAAAAATTCAGTTTCACTAAATAGCGTTTGCCTATTAACCTTTAGTTTACTTTCTTTTACTTTACTTTCCTTTTCTTTCCTTTCCTTTGCATTGCCCTCCCCAATGGCATCCCCATTAGCCACCCCATTTTTCCACCTATTTGCAGCACCTAATTTACCTTTTTCGCTTAGATTTTGCCTTAAAGCCAAGTGATTTTGTAATCTTTCCGAATGGAACTCCCCAGATTCAATTGAGAATAAATTAAAATTGTGTACTACTCCATTAACCTTTACATCGGTTGTTTGCATTTGCATAGCAAGTACAGGGATTAATTCTAATGGTAATTTACCTCCAGCATTTGCCAATTGTTCAATTAAAAACCAATAAATGCCGTACCCCTCCATACCAAGTTGATGCCTTAAAAACAGAATCTTGGTATCATTAGCCGAATTGTAATCGTGGCTAAAATAATAACTGTTACTTTTCATAAATAAAATAGCCCTATCAAATCCCTCCTATGTTGCAGATAGGAGTTCATCTCAAGGGCAATAAGTTCTTAATAGGTCTGCAACACCTAATACAAAAATACACTAATTAATTGAATACTGTGCCACTTGTTTGTTGTTTTTTAGCTTAACAATGGTTGTTTTAATATTCATTCCATCATTCCTTAGATCACTTATTCTTGCTGCTAATCTAAAGCATCCGAACTTGTTTAAAGCATCAATAGGGGTTAATTTTCTACCTTTATTTAAATAAGATTTAATTTGTTGATTTTGAGACATATTAATTGTTTTTATGCGTAAATTAAAGATGTTTTATTAGTATTATATCCTAACAAATAACAATAAAGTGTTTGTTTATTTAATCCAAGTAAAGTTGCTGCTTCTTTAGCACTATCATAAAATATACCTGTTTTAGTATCTAAAACAACTTTTGAATTAGCTAATCTTGATGCTTTGATATTTTTATTAGTAACTTTTTTCAAGCCAATTTTATAAGCGTGTAACATATTTTGACTTGGAGTTACCCATTCAAGATTTTCTATCCTATTATCTGTTTTAATTCCGTTTATATGATTTACTTGTTTATAATTATTTGTATTTGGTATAAATGCTTCAGCTACTAACCTATTTACACGAAACTTTTTAATTTGACCTTTATTACATAAACAAACTTGGTAATATCCATAAGCATCTAAAAATGGTTTTAATTTTCGTTTAAATTTGTTATTTATAACATTACCATCTTTACTTATGCTATAATTTAGGTAGTTTGCGATTTGTGTTGTTTGGCTCATAGTTGTAGGTTTTAAATTTGCGCTTTACGTTATCGCCCAACGAGGGGTTGTTTTAGAATGGTAGATCGTCTTCGCTTTCTTGTTGGTTTACTGCAAATTCCTTCTTACCTGTTGGTGCGTTATAAGAAACTTGCTTACCTCTACCACAATAGTTTTTCTTAGCTTTTTCTGCTCTTTCCTCTTGTGATTGGTTGTTCCATACTGTATGCGTGTTTCCTTTGTCATCTGGTTCTTTTAAGAAGTCGGTAGCAATATTTGCGTAATTTTTGCCGTTCTTAGCTTCTTTCCAGTTGATGTCCTCTTTGCAAATGTTTAATACAATCATTGTTTTTAGTTTAATGTTTATTTAATTGTTCTTGTTCTAATGCTATTTCATTTTGTCTATCTTGTTCTACTTCTTCCTCATCTTCTTCTTCTTCCCAGTCGCAATGTTCTAAACAATCTGGGCAGATTCCGATTTCTTCCATATCGGTATATGCTCCGCAGCAAGTTGAATAAGGCATAATTAATCGTTTAAATAGTTTTCAATTACTTCAAATTTATCAGCTAACATTTGATAAGGAATGTAATTCCTTTTAGGTTGCTCTAATAACTCTGGGAAGTGTAATTGTTTATGTAATTTAAGTTTATACTTAGCCGCATTTAATTTATCAATCATTTCACTTGCGTTTTGAGGATAGCTTGTATCTACTTTGTAATTCCAAAATTTAACTTCCTCTCTTAAATCCCATAATCTGCTTAATGGTGTCATAAAGTTTGTTTTTTCTTGGTAAATAATTTAGTTACTTCTTTAGCTACTTCTCTTTCTACGATGTCATTGTTTAATGCGTAAAGTTGGCTTAACTCGGTAGTATTAACACACAAGTCAATTGCTAACTCTAAGTCATCAACGCTTTCGTGAGCCTTAATGTAGGTTGGAGTTTCATCTGTTGATTGAGCCATCTCATCGCCTGTGTAAAGACCGCTTAAATCTTGTGGGTAAGCCTTTCTCAAAGCTAATGCCTCTGCAACTTTACTTAACATTGTATGTGGCATCTTTGCCCATAAACCCATAGGTTTACCATCATTTGTTCTTTGGCAATACTCATCCCAGTATGCAACTCCAACGGCTGCCTCATACCTTGTATCGCCATTAAATCTAAATACTGAAACCTTGCAAGAAACTAACTTGCCATCTTCTTCTACAAAGATAGGTTCGCTTTGACCTCCGTAATTTCCGCTTCTTTCAGCGATTACTCGGAAGCCATCAATGCTTGTTTGAATGGTCATTTTTTTAGACCATCCGTTTTGCGTTTTAACGTTCCTGTGGATGCAATAAATTTGTCTTGATAACGCATCAAGTCCTGTCCTTTGTGCTTGATAAAGAAAGAGTTTTAGTTCATCAACTGTTGCTTCTGGAGCAATCTGCGATTTTACTAACTCTACTTGATCTTTCGTGTACGAAAGTTGTGGCTTTTTAGCCAGTTGTTGGTCATTCATATTGGTTGGTTTTAGAGTTTAAAATTAGGTACTTTAGTGTTAATAACCAAATTAAAGTAGCACATTTAAGTTGAAAATGTCATTTTTTATGGTATCATCAAACTTATTTGATAATTGACCCTTAATCTTGGATATTGAATGTAAAACAGTAGTTCTATCCCTTTTGAATAATTGTGCAATTTCCTCGCCATTTAACTCGGTTTTTTGCTTAGTGAAATACATAGTCATTTGCCTTGCCAAAGTAACTTCCTCGCCTCTGTATTTAGACATCATTTGTCCATACTTAATTTGATAGTAATTGCATATCTTTTCAGCCATTTGAACTGCATACTCTTTTTGTTGTTCCTTGTCCATTCGTGTTGTTTTTATGTTTAAATGATGATCTAATAAATCCTTTAATCGGTTTATCTCTCTCTTTAGTTCTTTGTTCTTATCTCGCAAAACTTCAATTTCAAGTTCTGCCATATATGTTTTATGTACTTCTTTCATTAGAAATGTAAAAGGTTTATTGGGAGCATAAAGTCCTCCGTTAAGGTGTAAAGGTCCAGAATCAAGTAATGGTAGCTTTTAAGGATTCTGCGCTGGATGTCATTCATCCTTGCAATCTTGATTAACAAGTCCTCCTCGCTAATCATTGTCCTTGTGTCATCAAGTCCTCGCCTCCATTCTGCAAGGTCAGCCTCAAATAGATTTTGCCTTCCCTGTGCTTGTTTTAGTAGTTCCAGCAGCATTGTTGCTCTTTTGTGCAACTTTAGTTGTTTCTCTTGATAGATTAGTTTGCTCATATTGTTTTAGGATTTTGTAAACCAACTTACTTAAGGTTATGCCTTTTGTGTCGGCTTCGGTTTGTAGATTAGTCTTGATCTGTTGGCTCACTAATGTTGTTATAAGGGATTTCATAACTTGATTTAATGCCTTGTGCTAATTGTAAACAGGCTTCAACTGTTTCCCTTACATAACCAGAAGGCATATTAATTAATTGGGTTTCTAATGTCTTGATAAATAGTTCAATTGGTGTCATAGGTTAGTTTTTATAGTTTTTATTGTAATAGTCAATCCCACCCTCAAATTCAAAGGATTCATCTCTTTTGCCGTTCCATACGTTTATTTCGCCATCATCAAAGGCTTGTCTAATTTGGGATTTTTCAATAGGCAAATACTTTTCTTCAATAGTTTTAGCTAATTGCTCTGGAAGGAATGTAAAGGTGTGAGCAGTTTTAATGTACTCTAATAGTAATTGCATTGGAGTTTTCATAGGTTAGATGTTTTGTAGGATTGCGGTAATTAAAAATGCGATACAGATAATGATGAAAGCATACATAGGTTTGATGCTTTCGTTAGCGTAACGCTCATTTGCTTTCTCTTGTGGAGTTTTTAGCTTGTTCATATTGGTTGTTTTGGTTTATGAAATCAAAGATAGGGTATAAACTTATATCTTTATCAAACAATGCAAGTATTTTCTATAAATGTGATGAACGGCAAATAATAGGGATAAATGGTAGTATTACTACCTATAATGAGCGATAAATGAACTTTATATGAGCGATAAAAAACCACCCTAATAAGACTATCTGCAATTAGATATGAGCATATCTATTATATCATTTTTGTTTAAAGTAGGATTTTCAGCCACTAATTTAATAATTTTTTGTTTAGATATGACTGTTCCATTTTTTGTTACATATCTTGCGTGATGCATATTTTGTTTTGCAGTACACCATTCTAAATTATTCAAATTATTATTAATTCTATTTGCATCAATATGATTAACACATTTATAGTTATTAGGATTATCAATAAAATTTTCTGCTAATAACCTATGTATTGATGTTTTTCTATATTTTATTATTCCATCAATTTTTTGTTGTAAATCTATTCTTACATAACCATATGGGTCTATATTAGTTTTTAATATTCTATTTGTTTTTACATTCATAACAATACCATTGTTACTTATTTTATAAACTGTAAAGCCATTAATTGTTTTCCAAGTTGTATTTTTCATATTGCAAATATACTAAAAAACCCCCATCAATAGAAATTGACAAGGGGGTTAAACCTAAGTTCTCCAATATGAAAGCCAAAGATATATAAAAAACCCCAGCTTTTTAGGACTGGGGAACTATGAACCAACAACTATTTAGAGCCATCTTGCAATGGTGTATCATTAGAATTATCTACCATTCGGTATCCTTGCTGCCAAAGAACCTTACATAAAGTTACGCTTTTCTCTATAATGGCTTCTTCTTCATCCATTGGGTTCAATATATGTAAGCACTCGTGCAACAGGATTTCAAGATGCTTTTTGCCCTTTAGTCGTGAGTCTATATAAACTACACCATCGCTTTCAGCAATGCCGTGAGCCTGTTCCCTTCCTAATTTTCTATGTATTACTTTAATTTTCATCTTTCATTAAAGCTAAGTCAGGTCTATCTATCTCTTTAAATATTAATACTTCGCCACCTCTGATTTTACCTAATGTAATTTTGATCTCTTGCTCTAATTGGTGTATTTCTTGTAGTTTAGAAACCAGCCATTGTTCTTGTTGTATTGTTGTCAATTTTGCAAAGTTTTTAGGGTATCGCATATTAGAAAATTTTGTTTTTATATATTCTTTTATTTTGCACCGAATAGTAACCTTCAACATCCTTTTCTAATATCGCAAAGCCTTGTGAGTAATTATCAACGTGCTTACAATATTCCACGTTTGGATGCATTAAGTGTCCTGTGGTCCAGCAAGTAAATACTTCCTCATCAAATTGATTCTTTGTTGTGTATGATTGTACTTGATGAACGTGCGAAGCTATTGCCGACTGCTTAACTCTATCGTAAAGCGTTTTAGCTGGGTTTACACCGCTACCCCTTCTAAATGTAGTATCGCCGTGAATGATAGGTAATTTGCCAAACTTAACGTGATCTATATTCTTAATCGGAATAATGTTAAAAGTATTTAGCATTAAGATTTCCTCAATGTCAAACTTACCATTCAACCCTAATAATTCAGGTGCTTTAGTTCGCATATACCTTTCATACCTAAATTCGTGATTAGCATCTAAGTTGTAGTAAATAGGAATTAAAGGAAATGTTGCTCTAATAAATCCTAACATCTCAATAATAGCCTCATATTCCTCATCAAACTTTCTTACTCTTGGGTCTTTCTGGAAGTCGCTTAACTGGTAAAAGTCAACCAAATCGCCATTGATAAATAATGAATCAATCTTCTGGTCCAGTAAGTATTTAAAACAAGCATCAATTGCTTTAGGGTCGTGAAATGGCACTTGCAAATCACTTATAAAACCCATCTTCTTAATTCCTAATGGTAAACAGTAAACAACCTTCTCCTCTACCCAAGTAGGTGGTTGCACAAAGTGTGAGCCTGTACGCTTAAAATCTTCTATGTATTGTGTATTCTTTCCTTTAACTCCTCTATCTTCTCCAGTCTTACCTCTGTAATAACGTACCAAATAACGTACATTTTCTTGATTGTCAAAGTGTGCTGATTGCTCCTTCATAATCAAAGAAGCTAAAGTGTTAGAAGGCATCCATTGAGGGTATTTGGCTAAATAGTCTAAAACTATTTGACCACTCATTTTGGTTTTGCTTCCGCCTTTTTTTGTTGTTGTCATAGGTTTATTTTAGGTTAGTGAGTTTAGTATCAAATCTGCTTCTTCTTCTCGCCTTTTTACAAGTCCATCAAGTCCGACATTCTCCCACAATCTTTTGCTTCTTTCTATTTGGTCTGCTATCCCTTCGTAATCAGCTTTAGCCACAAGGTCAACAATGGCTCTCATTTCTGCCCTTCTATCTCCATCTAACTTGTTGCCTCTGTTATAAATCATTGAAACCAACGCACCTCTTGTATCCTCGTTTAACGTATCAAGTTCTGGATATATTGCCTTTGTCATTTGATAATACTTAGGTAAAGACTTATTAACAAATACATCATAAGCAAAATTGTACGGAATCCTAACTTGTAGTATTTCGCCTCGCATCATTGATTTAACCGCCTCTCCTTTTATCCCTACCACTTTCCTTAACGCATTAAGATAGTTTAAATTTAAGCCTTGCCAGTCGCTAAAAAACTGCTTTTCAGTTACATAACCACAATCGTAGCCTAAGCCAATTGTACATCCAGAATCGCCACCTGCCCAAATAGGCTTTTGATAGCGTTTTTCGTACACAGACCGACCTCCGACCTCGTGCTTGATTATCATTTCAATTGATTTCTTGGAAATCATATTAGTAGTTTTGATAGGTTCTTTGGCATAATTTTAAATTAATACAAAGCCATTCTTGTCAATTTTTCCTGCTTTATGTAATGCTTGTAATTCTGCAATAGACTTGCCAAGTGTTTTTTGGAAATGTGGTGCATCGTTAAACTTCCAGTCGCCACCCCACTCGTAGCCATATCTTTTAAAAATAGCTACAATCTCCTGCCAATCACTCTTGCCATCGCCATCAAAGTCAGTCTTTAAATCCCAACTTGCAGTCTCAAAAGTGCCATTCTTATCCTTGTCAACTAACAAAACAATATCAATAGCTAATCCGTAGTTATGATATGACTGACCGCCTTTAGCCTTAGTAACGATAGGACCAGCCTTTGTTCTACCTTGTGCAAATAATCCATCTTGCTCTGCAAATGTCCTTAGTGTATAAGCAAAGCGACAAGCTGCCGTGCCTGTTAAAGCTGCAACGATTTCATCGTACATAGTCAACGCTTCTTCTCTTAATTTAGGATGGAGTAATTGTATTCTCTCCAACGTTTTTTGGTCTCTCATTGTTATAACATTTTAATTGTGAAATATGTCAATAGAACTACCCATAAGATAAAGCCTATGAGTAATGCTCTTTTTTCGTTATTCGGCATCTTTCTTTGTTGAGAATTTGTCAATTGTACTTGAACCCATTGCTGCTATACAAATAGCCATTACTGCATCAACAAGTTTGTCGCTTGGTGCTACTTCTAAATGACTAAAAGAATTAGCCAATAAAGTAATACATAAAAACAACGCACTCAATAAAGCTATAACTCTTTTTGTGCTAATTGAACCTCTTTCATCCGATAATAAATTTGCTATCCATTTCATATTATTGTGTTTTAATAAGTACTAATGCCATAAACAATACTAAAGTCCATAACCTATTTATCCCTTTTTCTTTCTCAAAGGCTTCTTTGAACTCTTTGTCAATTCCTGTGGTTGGTTTAGTATTTTGGATATAATATCTGTAAATGTTGATTGTATCTTGCTTTTTACTAATTTGATTAATTGCTGAATCATAATATCTTGTTTTAATTTGTAATGAATCTATTGTCTTTTTATAACCTAAATACAAAGCGTTTATTTCTTTGCCTTGCTCAATGGTCATTATAACAACCGAATCTTGTTTAATTTTCTTTATTATTGGGTATTGCGAGTAGCTTGAAACTGACACCAGAATCATTACTAACACTATCCAAAGATGCTTTGACTTCACTTAATTCGGTTTTTAATATTGTAACTTCACTTTTTAATTCCTTTATAGTTTCCACCGCCTTTTGTACCAATTCTGCTTCTTTTTTACTCGCCTTTGCTTGTACTTGTACCGACAAATCATTCGTTTGAGTAACTTTATTCATTAACTTTTGGAACTCAATGTCCTCTTTTGTTTCCTCGTTTTGATTTTGAGCTGATGCCGTACACCCCATTAAAAATATAAATAATAAGTATTTCATTACTTAATAGATTGAATTTTACCTAAACTTTCAAGTGTGCTTAATTTAGCCGTTGCAGATGCCAAAGATGAATCGCATCTTCTTAAAGCCACTTGCATAATGTCAACCTTCTCATCTAACTTTTCAACTTTAACCCCTTGACTTGTGATCTGGTCTTTGAAGGTAGAACGTACATCAATATACAATGCAGATATGCCACATAGAACAATAAATAAAGTAGCTACAACAGGATTCTTTGCAAAATCTTTAAACGATACAGGTAAAGCCATTTTAGAATAATTTTATATAATAACCTAATGAATAATGATTTGTAGTTGCGTTTATCGTAAATAAGCCGTTTTTAGCCGTCTTATATCCTAAGCCAAGTCCTAAGCCTACTTTATTGTCAAATGCCCTTAAATCGCCTATAACACCCAAATAAACCTCTTTCTTAGGCTTTGGTGTAATAGTCTTTGTAACGTAAATAGTTTTCTCGTTTATTTCAGCCTTAAAACTTCTGCCTTGTATCTTGTTATGTGAGATTGTATCTTGGATGTATGCGTATCCAAGTGTGTCTATGCGTATTGTATCCGAATACGAATATACACGGCTATAATCGGATAAAATCTTGATTGTATCGTGAACTATGGTTGAATCAATTAGATAGGTTGTATCTAAAACGACAAAAGGGATTGATTTCCCCTTGATATACTTAGTAAAAGTTTTCTGTTGGTAAACTGTGTCGGTATCTACAATAACCGATGGCTGACCTATGTATGCAGATTTATCCTTTATGAAAAGAAACACAATAATAACCAAAATTGCTATTACTATATTCTTATACATTACTTAAATCTTTTAGCTGCCTTAATGTAATAACGAATTGCAAATAAACCAGAAACAATAGCAATCAAACTCGCTATCAAAGAAACTATGGGTTGCACATTTACAACACTAATAAATGCGGATGTTCCGCTAACAATAGTTAATAAGTCCGATTGATTGCTATTATGTACCATTACGCTTCAGTTGATTCTTGTGGTGGATTTTGCTCTGCGTTTAACTTACCTAAGAACTGCAATAATGGAAGTCCGTAGGCAGTTGGAATCTGATTAATGAACGCTTCTAATTCCTTTAATTGATCTTGATTAATTGTTATCATAGTTTTTATTTTATATACAAATATAGTTAAATACTTAATATTTTTAGTTTTTAGCTAATATCATTGCTTTAAGTTCCTCTATTTGTGCTTGTTGTTCTTTTATAGCATTTATTAAAACATAAATTAGTTCGTGTCCGTTAAAATTTAATATATCAGTTTCTTGGTCGTCTGTTTCATTCAATTTAACTTTAATTGAACTTACACTATCAGGTAATATATCTATAATTTCTTGTGCTATAATACCTACTCCACCTTTACCTTTTGTAAATCCACCTAAACCATTATAATCGTAAGTAATTGGATTTATTTTAAGTAATTCTTGTAAACCTTTATTATAAGGATTTATGTTTTCTTTTATTCTTTCATCGGATGCAATAGTCCATAAAGCACTTGTAGGTTTTGCTGCACTATCAGTTGATAATTGTAATTGATAACTTGGACTACTCGTTCCGATTCCAACGTTACCATTACTTCTTAAAGCAGTAAGTACATTAGTAGAACCTCTATTTATATAAAAATCATCATTTACATAAAGTTCCCAAAGTTGTACGGCATCTTGTAATATTAAGCTACAATCTTGACCTCCATATACACCTATAAATCTATCTGCACCACTTGGAGAACTAAAGCCCGTATTACCTACTTCTATATTTCCACCGCTTGTGATTCTCATTCGTTCTGTATCGTTAGTATGAAATGCCATATAACCTGTACTTCTTGCATCTGCTCTAATATAAGTATATGATAGTGCTTCATTACTATATTGACTAAAGTATATATTAGATGTATTCCCTGACCCATTTTGAATACCTATTCCATTAACAGTATCAGAACCAATACTTAATGCATAAGTAGGATTTGTTACTCCTGAAATTCCAATTCTACCACCGCTTGTTATACGCATACGTTCTGCTCCGCCAGTAAAAAATCTACCTGCTCCACTTGAAAAAATAATAGCTGAATCTGTTGGTGTTAAAGCTAAATCACCACCCATATTTACACTACTTGAGAATGTAGCAGCACCAGTAGAAGCTATTGTAAGTTTAGCAGTTCCCCAAGTTATAGCATTACCAGCAGTGCCGCTTGCAGCCGTATAAAATTCATGTCCACCACTTACTTGCGTATATCTTGTAGCAAATCCATTATTTTGATATATCCAATTTGTTGCAGCAGAATTTAGAAATGCGTTATTAGCAATCATTGTAGTATTAGTATCAGAACTTGTTCTATTAGAAAAAATAGAACCACTAAAACCTACTTGTAAAGCAGTATAACCTGTGTACCACGCACTTGGAGTAATTCCGATTCCAACGTTACCAGTAGAAGCTATTGTAAAAGTATTTGTTAAACCACCTCCAACTGGTCTTGTATAAAAATCTAAACTTGTTCCTACATTATCTGTAAGTGCTGTTGCTCTAATTGCAGCTACTGTTGATGATGCTGAATTATCCCAAGAAATTTCTCCTCTTAATCCCGTTGTTCTTGATGCAATTTCTTTTAATAATAAAGTAGGAATTGATTTTACAATATCTACTTGACCACTAAACGTAGCACTTGTACCACTTAAAGCACCAGTAAAGGTTGCTGCTCCTGTTGAGGCTATTGTAAGTCTAACAGTTGGCGCAGTATCAGTTGTAACATCTCTTGTTGCAAAGTAAATATCCCCTTTTGATAAATTAGTTGCTTCTGTTTGTAAAAAACCAATTATTGCAGGAACATTTGTAACTCCTGTTGCAGCAGAATAACCAAAGCCAATTTCCATTCTTGCATTAGTATTACCAAAATAATCATTTAAGTTTAAGTATCTTGATTGTCCTAATGTTGTTAATGAACTGCCGCTTCTAATAGCACTAATATTGTTATTTGCTGTTAAAGTAGATAAAAATATACCAGCACCTGCAGGAGATATTGTAAAAGCATCTTGAAGATAATTTGCATTTGAATATGTTGAAAATCTAAATCCTACATTAAGACCTGCTTCAAAATAAGAATCAATACTTGATAATTTAGTTGAACCTTGATACCAAGAAATAGACTTTCTATCACCTATATTCCAACTTGTATCAGTTAAAGCTAAATAATTTATATCTCCAGATGTATTTATTGTTATATTTAAATTTCCTGCAAACGTAGCACTTGTGCCATTTAAAGGACCGGTCAAAGTTCCACCTGTTAATGGTAGGTAAGCACCACTTGGCAAAACAGAAGTATTAACACTACCATCAGCCATTAAGAATTGGCTTGATGTACCTCCGCTTTTTACTAAAGTAGTTGCGTTTAATGTACCTATAATAGTTGCAGCGTTACCACTACCACTTGTTTTGTTTATATATAAACCTTCGCCATTGCCACCTTTTGTTATGTTTAAAGCTATTCCGCTACCACTTGAATGATTGATAGCAAAAGTATCACTACCACCGCTTGATGCAAAAGAACCTGTTGCACCTGTAATAACATCAGCAGTCAAATTAAATGTTCCTAAGTCAACGTTAGCAGTCGCTCCTGTGTAAGGAACAAAACCTGTTAAAGAAGGAAATGTAGTTAAACCTCCAGCACCATTTACATATTGACCACTATTACCAGCAAAACCTATATTAATTGTTCCACTTGTAGTAATTGGGCTTCCTGTGATTGTTAAAGCATCCCCACTCTCTGTAACCGCCACGCTTGTAACTGTACCTGTTGCACCACTTGCTCTTTGCCAAATAGCACCAGAATAAATTACTTGATCTCCAACTGCAAAAGTAATTGGACCAGCACCAAAGTTAACTGTACCAGCTACCTCACATAAATAAACATCACCAGCGTTTCCTGTTCCGTTTACTAAAGTTGGAGTATTTGTTGCAGCATTCCAACTTCCCTTGTACTCCATTACAGAGTTAGGCAATTGAGATACTAATATCTTACCACTACCATCTAATTGAGGAATACCATTTGCAACGTTTATAGCTAATGCGTTAACGATACCAGCAGTACCTGTTAAAACTCCTTCTAATGCCCTTACTTTTGCTCCGCTTGATATTACTATTTGATTGCTCATACTATTATTTTTATTGGAATAATGCCCTTACAAATTCTCCACTTCCTAATGCTCTGCTAAATGTTAACACACCAGTACTTGATACAAACTTAACTTGTTCATCAATTGGAACTCCGCTTGTAATTATGCCTTGAACATCAATACCACCTCTTGAAACGTATAAACAAGTGTAACCAACTGTATCAGCAAAAGTAATTGATGTCTCCCCACCAGCAGCCGTGTAACCTTTTGTTAAAACAGGATTTGCACCTACTATGATAATTCCTTCTGGACTTACGCTTGTTCCTGTTGTATTGTATGCTCCTGTACCTTGTAGGCTAATATTGTAAGTAGCGACATCCTTTTGAGGAGCGTTTATTGCTAAACTTGATATATTACAAGTTCCAGCTATAACTACTAATCCATCAACTCCATTATCCACTACGAACTTAATCTCTATTGGCTCTCTTGTTAACTGCTTATCTAACATAAACAAATAAGAAAAGCCAGTCAAAGTAATTAACCCATCACAAGAAACATTCCAAGTAGCCACATCGTTTTTATATTCACGAAACCAAGCACTTGATTGGCTTGTTACTTCTTTTTGATCTACGCTTACATTGAAAGTACAAGTTGTACTACAAGCAAACGCAACATCTTCTGCTGGGTCTACATCTGTTCTATGCCAATAAAGCATTACGTTATTTCCAATTACTGCTGCCATATTACAAATTTAGTCAATTATCCGAATGTTTCTAATATTTCCCCTGCTCCGCTAATTCTATATGCTTGTGAGTAAGTATCTGTAACCAAAACCTTCCACCAAATATTCGCACCATTAAATCCAACAGTTAAGAACTCACTTTGATAGAAGAAATCTCCAACATCTGGAACTCCAATATCTGCTAAGTAAACAACGTTACCAGTTAAAGGAGCAGCCAAAGCAGCTTCCTTAGTCAAATAACCATTTGATCTAAAGTGAGAATAGCCTGTTATCTCTGTTGGTAAATTATTACTATCGTATATAGTTCTCATTGTGGTTTCTATATTCTCTGGATTGATGTCCAATAAAGTAGCCGTGATTACATCATTTGGCAAATCAATTGTTGAATTACCTATTATGTAACTTTTATTTTGAACAGTTATTTGTGCTGGGTCAGTATCGGATGCCGTTATTCTCATCGCACCGCTAAATCTACCATCTGTTGTTTCCATACCCATAAAAGATGCATCTAAGTTTATGATGTTCTTATTTAAGCAGTTTGAATATTGCTTAACTACTAACTCACTTAGGCTCCTATAAATATCAGTTAAATATTCTTGTCTGTACCAATTCTTTAAGTTTAAACCTGTTGAATCGCTCAAAAAACCTCTATATGAAAAAAAACCATCATTAATATCATTAAATCCTAAAGGAAGGTCAATCTCTAAAACATATTCATTTGTATCACTTATAAAACTTTCAGTTGTTACTTGCTTGAAGTATGTTTCAACCGATAATTGAAAGTTACTTGCCTCAATTGAACCAACAGTTGATTTCCAATAAGGAGCAGAAGCATCACATAGGATTAACTCAATACTTAAATCGCCTCCTATTGGTAACAAAGGCATAACTAAATCTAAATTAACTGAAGGTGTTGTTGAATCAAATGGGAAAAAATAATAATGGTCATTAAAAGTTGTATTTACCCATTGTTTATTTTCATCTAAAAATACTGAACCAATGCCATCATCAACTACTATTTTAAGAATAAATAAAGCATCTGGTCCACTTGCAGGAACTCCTAATCCAGCAACATCCATACTTAAATTCAATACATCGCTTGTATTTACTTTAGGCAAATTTATTGGTCTAACTAAAGCAGTAAAAGGATTTGAAAGGGAATACTCCATAATAAATGAATTGTATCTTCTTTCTGGATATGACTTAACATAAATTATTCCGTCAACAAATCTTTCTTCTTCCCACGAAAATGCATTTCCTTCTGTTGGACTTACAACTGTATAATTCTTTAAATCCCAGTTTGTAATGTAGTTATTTGGATATTCAATTACTTTGTCAAATCTAATCTTATTAAAACCTTTTCTAATTAGCTTAAACTGACTATTATCTACAAAGTATAAACCACTTGTGTTTGAGTTAAATCCTTCAATGTTACCTGTTGATTCATATATTGCATCATCAAATACTGTTCCATCACTATTGTAAATAGTAACATAATAAGAATCTTGTGCAAATTGTGTTAAAGGAACTATGTAAAAGTTTCCCTTTGCTTGAAATAATCTTGAACCAACAGATTTAACAATCTTTGTTAATACTTCAAGACAATTTGTTGCTACTTGATTATCATTAATAAATGTTGCGTAATTAATGTATGATTGACCTAATGTATCAGCAGCTGGATCATCCGTTCTATTATCCATACCATCGGAATAAAAACTTACACCACTTACAATATCATATTCTAATGGATATTCTAAAATTAACAATGCAGTCTTTATGTAAAATATAGCAGTAAAAATATCAACCAATGTTGTGTCATCTGCAATAAAAAAAGGTATTCTTTCAAGCATACCTAATCCATCAATAGCATTAAAAGCTAATTCTTTTCTACCTGTACTAAATAAATATTGTACGTTATCACTTAAAACCCAGCCTTGCCAATCTAAATTTGCACCACTTAAAACCCTTACAAAATACTTTCTATCGTTCAAAGTAGTAAAGTCAGGCATATTTGCCACATCATCAGTAACATCAATTGATATATTTAATTGACTTACATAAATAGGCTCAAAGGTGTCATCACTTCTTGGAATATATTGTATTTGTAAACTTATGCAAGGATATTCTATTATTGAACCAGCATAACCATCCTCATAAATATTAACTATACTTGTAACATCCGATTTTGTTGCTGCCGTGATTCTATATTTTATTTCGTATGCCATTAGTTGCCTCGTCTTATATTTAAGTTATTATTTGCTCTTTGAGTTGCCAAAACCAAATCACTACCTTTTAATAAGAATTGCCCTAATAAATTACCACCACCCATCCCCATTCCTCCAGTTGCTACACCTGCTGCTGGAGCAACTCCACCTGTTATCGCTGCCATTATAGCTTGAAATAATAAGGCTTGTGCAACCATTGAAATTAATTGAATAACTATTTGTTTAAATGCTGCTTGAAGTGCTAATCCAATATCTTCTCCCATTACCATTGCTTGAATAACGCTATCAAAAGCAGGTGCAAGTAAACTTGTTATTTGTTTAGTTTGTTCTAATTGTAGGTTATATACTTGTTGTGCATCAGCAAGTTTTTTGATTGCTAAATATCGTTCTGCTTCAATTGTTGGGTTATTATTACCAGTAAATGTTTGTGGTGCATTTGCAAGTGCTGGCAATGCTCTTCTTTCTTGCAATATAGGTTGGTTTGCATCTGGTCCTAATGGTCTTGCTTGTTTGCCTATTTTTTGTATGTTATCAGCTACTTCTTTTGTTGATTTAGATAATTCTTTTGCACCTTTATTAAAAGTAAAAAATGGGTCTTTAGTAGCAGCAACATATAAATCATTTACTACATTTTTTAAACCGATTATTTCAGTCTTTAATCCATTAGCCTCTTTTCTTGCATTAGCATTAGCATCAGCAGCATTATTTATTACATCTGCTTGACCAATTGTTGCATAAACATTTTGATTAATAAGTGCATTTGCTATTCCTAATTCTTTATAGTATTCCCTTCCAGTTTGTACTATCTTTTTATTTGCTTCTGCTAAAGCAATAGTTTTATCAGCAAGTTGGTCAATATATCTTGATGTTAACGCTTGATTTACTAATGATTGTGTATATAAATCAACTGCTGCTCTTGCTTGGTCAACAGTTGTAATTGTTGATGCGTAAGCACTATTTACTTTTCCTAATTCAGTTACAACCGCTTTAAATGCTTCTGCCCTTCTTTCTTCACTAACATTTGCATTTTCACTTATAGATAAATATGCTTGTAATCTTATTCCTGTTTCACTTGCTTCGGCTCTTGCATCTTTTAAACTTGTAGCAAATTTATCTTCTGCTTCGGATGCTTTGTTTGTTCCTTTTATAAAATCAGCTATTTTTGGTCCAAATGCAACTATAATAGAAGAAACTGCACCTAAAGCCAATCCGATACCTGCTGGACCCATTAAACCTGCTCCCATTGCTTTTAATGCACCACTTGTGCTACCAGCATCAACTTTTAATCTTTGAAATGATTCAAGTAATGGATTTAAGTTATTCGCAATACCAATAAATCCATAAGGAGCATCTTGTGCAACTCTTGATAAGTTTGTTAAAGCATTTGTAGCTTGATTACTTGTATTTGGCAATCTTTGGAACGCAGTACCTAAACTTTGTGTTGCGGTAACTGTTTGTTGAATATTTTGAACCGCTTGTTTATTGTCTGCGGTTATCGTAATTTTTAACGTTTCTTGTGCCATTTTATTAATTTACTCCATACAACTTTAATGTCCGTGCCAATTGTTCTTGCGATATTTTTGGCGTTTCTTCTTCTTGTTCATCACTTGGCAAAGGGAAGAATGATTTTAAACTCTTAGGACTTTTATCGGTTGTATTAGCTTTATAAATCAAATAACTAATCATCCTTGTTCTTTCCCATTCCTTTAATTGTTTATTATCATAAGCCTTTTTATACAACAAAAATTCTCGCCACGTCAATTGCCAAAACTCTTTAATCGTTAAGCCAACTTCAATAGCGAGAATGATTATTGAATCCCAACTATAAAACCCTAATTTTTTTTTTCGTCTGTTTCCTTCTCTGGCTTTAAATCTGGTGTCATTGAATCTTGCATATATTTCATAAACTCAACCAATTGTCCATCTTTTGCCGATAACCCACCTACTTGATCTATCCATTCGCACACATCAAATTCATCAAAGTCAATAGGCTTTTTTAGGCTCTTATATCCACTTTCTGCTGCGGCTTGAACAATATGAACGATTGTATCTAAGTCATAAATTCCTCCAGATAAAACCTCAATCAGCTGCATTAGATTTTTATTCTCTAATTCGCAAAACCTTTTCATTGCCCAAGTTCCCCACTTTAGGTGGATTGTGTTGTTGTCAGTCTTTAATTCGTACATAGTTTTTTTTATTTATTATACAGTTTCAGTTTGTGTGATAGGAGGAACACTTACTACGAAAGTTGCAGTAAATTTAACATCATCTTTATCATCAGCAGTTACACCGAAATCGCTAATAAACACTTTTTGACCTACACCACCATAAGTAATGTCTCCTGCCGTTGGAGTCGCTTTACCCATCTTGATTGCAAATAAAGTCTTTGCAGCGTGAGCAGCATACAATTGTTGGTAGCTATCTTTAGCTGGAGTACCTGTTTCATCAATCGCAAAACCTTCACACTCAAATGATTGAGAGAAAGAAGGTGCTGGAGTGTACTCGTTACCACACTTAGATGTTGCATCTATTGTGTCATTAGTTGATGTTAAAGAGTTTGAAGTCAAACAAGCAACAGGTAAAAACGTACCATCGTTGTTTATGTCAGCTAAAAGAATATAATCTCTTGCGCTTACTTTTGTTTCTGCCATTTTATTTAATTTTAAATTTGTGTTATTATTATGTTATAAGTTATTAATACTCTAAAAACGTTATCTAAAGGGTTTAAGCCATCTAAGTTTCTTACACTTTCAACACTTAAACTTGATGCCGTGAATCCGTTTGCCAATGTTATATTGGTGTCCGAATTAATTGCAGTCAAGATTAAATCGCTTATTGTTTCAGCACGTTTATATCCAAAGTTAGCATTTTTTGTTATAATATCAACTGTGATACTAATACTATTTGTGTAACCAGCTTTGCCTTGATCTTGGCTTGATGTCCTACCTGTCATTACAATATACTCATCCCCTGCTCCTTCTGGCGCAAAACCATCGTAAACAACTAATCCACTCGCACTTGTCAAGTTTGTATAAAAATATTTCTTTATCTCAATATTAGGATTTAACATCTAACAATTTTTTTAGTCTTTGTATTAATTTTGGCTTCTCCGTTTCATACGAAGGTATTAAAAAAGGTTGAGGTCGCATACCTTTTCGCAATATACTCCTTGCAATAACATAGGCTAATCCTTTGTCATTTTTGCCATCTCCAATGCCTTTACGCTTAACCCACAAAGTCAACGCATCTACAAAGTCCTTAAATTTACCGCCTTTTTGACCTTTAAATTGTGCTGCATAAGATGTAAAGTCAGCTGGAACATTTACTTGTGGACCAGTACCAAATTCTACATAAGGAGAATAAGATGCCTTAGCCTCTACTGCATAAGTTAAATTATTAATTGGGTCTAAAGCTATTTGATTTCTTAATTGCCCGAAATTGACTGGAGCAAGTCTTTTGGCATCAGTTAATATCTTTAAAGCGGATGCGTTAATCTCATCGCCCACATCTTGCTTTAATTTTGTATCAATGTTCTTTAAAGCATCTTGAATGTCTTTTAGTCCATTTAAGTTTACGCTAAATGCCATTATCTGTAAATTATTAACTCCAAGAACCTATTTTGGTTCTCAACGTTCTTAATAGAATGTATAGTGTATCTTGAACCTTCAACATCAACCTCGTAGGAATCGTTTATGTTAACCCCAAAACGAATATAGAGCCTATTCCTTTGGTCAAATTGCAATTCCAAGTCATCTATTGCACGATTTTGATTATCTGGTCTTAAATCGCCCCAAACTGTGCTTTGTAGGGCAAATGTGGTAGTGAAGCCACCTTGACCATCACTTGTCCTTGTTGGAGCATAGATTCCAACCTCACGGGTCATCGTGTTGGCATCAACGTAATTTGCTTTCGCTTTTCCTAACTTCATATTATAAAATTGGGGATATTCTTGTCCATCTTTGACACGCTTTCCAAGACTTCTCACATATACCAGAATCGGCATCTAATCCTCTATTCTCGTAATCGTAGCTAATTTGATCTAATATGGCTAATTTAAGGTCTTTAGGTATAGTTGTGTAACCAGCCTCATAAGTAGCCTTTAAGTTGGCATATCTTGGAGATGATAGTTTTGGGAACTCATTACCTATTAATTGTAGGTTAGGTGTTGTAATCTCTAAAGCATCTTGCTCCATATCAAACAACT